GGTGCAGCTGAGGGTGTTTGGCCGAATACGATCGACACGGCGACGCTGTCGGGCGGCAACTGGCAGATCGCGCTGACCGCGCTGCAGGACAGACGTCTCTCGCGCGTCGCGCGCACAACCGACCTCACCGCCGCAAACACGCAATTCACGGTCGACCTGACGCGTGCGACGAAGCAGCAGGTCGTCGCGGTGGTGCGGCACAACATGACGACGCAAGGGACATGGCGTGTGCGGCTTTCGAATGATGCAAGTTTCGCGACGGCCGACTACGACTCTGGCTGGATGAAGGCGTGGCCGGTGATCTACACGCCCGACATGCTGGAGTGGGAAGACGACAACTGGTGGGAAGGGACGATCGCTGAAGCTGACAGGGCCGGTTATCCGGCCCTGCTGTTTTTGAAGCTCGATCGAATCTACCTGGCGCGCTATCTGCGGTTCGAATTTCTCGACGCGACAAATATGGCAGGCTACCTCGAGTTCGGTCGGCTCTTCGTCTCGCCGAGCTGGCAGCCGGCTTTCAACATGAGCTACGGCGCGACGGCTGGTTGGGGCACCGACACGAAGATGCAGCGCGCGCTCGGCGGCGCAGCGTATTTCAACCGCAAAGCGGCGCTGCGGACCGAGAAGTTTTCGCTCGACAAACTGTCGACTGACGAAGCGTTGGGCAAGGTCTTCGAGATGCAACGCGTGCTGGGCACGGACGGTGAGGTGCTCGTCGCCTGGAATCCTGCGGACCAGTACAACCTGCTGCGTCTCTCGTTCCTCGGTCATCTCACTGATCTCTCGCCGGCGACTGCCTCCAACTTCAACAACTTCAGCAATCCGATCACGATCGAGGAATTGACCTGATGGCAAACAAGGTGAACTTTCCGTCGGCATACGGCGGCGACGGCAACGACTACACCGACGACAGCAACGCGAGCACCGGGCTTGGAAACGGCGGGTTTCGCACGCGGCTGTTGCCGCTGCTATCAAACGTCATTGCAGCCTGCAACTGGATCGTTGCGCAGGTCACTTCGGCTACGCAGAGCGCGAATGCGGCGGCCGCGAGCGCGGCCACTGCACTTAATGCTCCAGGCACGAGTGCGACCTCGACGACTTCGCTGACGATCGCCAGCGGCAACCAGACGCTCACGGTGCAGACTGGAAAGCTGTTCGTCGTCGGCATGTTCATCACGTTGGCGAGTACGGCGTCGCCGGCGAACGTCATGTACGGCACGGTGACGTCATACAACAGCGCGAGCGGCGCGCTCAGTGTGTCAGTGTCGTATGTCGGTGGGAGCGGCACGTTCGTGGCGTGGACGGTTGCAGTGTCGGGTGCTACCGGTGGCTTTGCAGGGACGGCTGCGGGCGCTGTCGACGAAGTGAAGGGAGCGAACATCGCGTCTGCGGCTACGGTGAATCTGGAAGCGGCGACTGGAAACCTCGTGCATATCACAGGCACGACTGCGATCACGGGCATCACGTTGAACTCTGGCGCAGAGCGGACCGTCGTCTTCGATGGGGTCCTGGTGCTAACCAACTCGGCATCCCTGATTCTCCCCGGCGGCGCGAGCATCACGACCGCGGCCGGTGATTCGATGAGGGTGCGCGGAGACGGCACCGGAGTTGCCCGCGTGGTCAGCTATACGCAAGCGAATGGGCTTCCGCTTGCGGCTCTACCATATCTTCATGTGCGGAATCAGCAGTCGAGTGGGGTGGTATCGGATTCACTAACCGCTTCAACGTCTGTTACTCGCACACTGAACGCCGTGGTTACCAACACCATTGCAGGTGCATCGCTGGCATCGAACCAGATAACCCTACCAGCTGGTACCTATCGCATTCAGGCCAGCGCACCTGCCTATGCAAACACAACCACTGCGGCCAATGTCGCACATCAGGCATCACTTTATTCCGTTACAGATGCTTCCGTTCTGCTACTCGGCACTTCGGAATTGGCAACCTACGCATCTTCTACCGTCAACACGCCATCTCGCTCATTCGTGATCGGCCAGTTCACACTCGCGACGGCAAAGACAATTTGCCTTCAGCACTGGGCAAACAAGGTTGCATCTGGCGGCAGCGCAACGGGCAGTGGTCTTGGGGAAGTTTACTCACAAGTCGAAATCACGAAGGTGGCCTAATGCGATACCTCACTTTTAGCGGCAACGGACCCTTCACGGGCGCTTATATTCAGGATTTGCAGCCAGAGCACGAAGGGAACTACATCGAGGTTGATGCGGCGATGTACCTGAACTGGGCGAATCTCAGCTATCAGGATGGCGAAATTGTTCCGACGCCGCCGCCAAGCGTAGACGCGCAACTCGAATTCGTGAAGGTCACGCAAAAGGTGATTGTTTCGCAGGATTGTCAGGATGCGATTCTTGCTGGCTTCACGTCGTCGGCTCTCGGCACGCCGCACGACTATCCGGCGAAGTTCACCGACCAGCAGAACCTGAATGCGTCGGTCACGGCTTCGCTGCTGCCGGGAGTCGGCGCGGACTGGACCACGCCGTTCTGGTGCGCTGACGCCGACGGCAATTGGACCTATGCGGAGCACACGGCCGCGCAGATCCAGCAGGCCGGATCCGATGGCAAGGCCGCGGTTCTCGCGTGCCTGACGAAGAACCAGCAGCTCGCCGCACAGATTGATGCGGCGACCACGATCCCGGCCGTTCAGGCCATCACATGGAGCAACCCATGAGTCGATTGAAGCTGCTGTTTCTCTGGCTGCTGTGCACGCTCGCCTCACCGATTCTCTCGATCGCCATGCTCTGTCAGGCCGCGTTCGGATCGACCGATCGCGCGCTGTCGATGGCGGTCGCGCAAGACGAGTGCGGTAATGCGCTGTTCGGCGGCGCGCGCGGCGAGACGATCTCGACACGCACCGGCAACGCGCTGATACAGGGCAAGCGCTGGGCGAAGATCGTCGCGCCCATCATCGACTTCCTGATGGGGCAGCCGGGGCATTGCCTCGCGAACGCGACACTGCCTCACTGACTCCTGCAAAGGCTCACCAATCCTCGTACAACCAGGCCGCCTTCGGGCGGCCTTTTCTTTTGTGGGAGCCCAATGGACTTAACCCCAATCGCAGAAGTAGGGTGCGCCGTGCTCGCGCTGATCGGCAGCGCATTCGCTTACTTGTGGAGGCGCGCTGAATCGCAGCGAGACGAAACGGTCAAGGCGCATGGAGCGGCGATCGACGACCTCGAATCTGCGCTCGCGGCATCCGACAAGCGCCACGGCGACGAGCTCGCTGCGTACAAGCTGCATGTTGCCGAGACGTACCCGACGTCTGCGGTGCTCGCGAAGTCGCTCGATGCGATCAATACCGCAATCACCTCGATCTTCGAGAAGCTGGACAGCATCCGGGACAAGCTCGATGCAAAGGCGGATCGCGTATGACTACACGCATATGGATCGACAGCGCCATCGCGCTCGTCAAGCAGTCGGAAGGCTGTGAGCTATGCGCCTATCCCGACCCGGCCACGCGCGCGGACCCTTGGACGATCGGATATGGCGCAACGGGCCGCGGCATCACGAAGGGCGCCGTATGGACGCTGGCGCAGGCCGAGGCGGACTTGCTGAGCAGAGTCACCGACATCGGCGCGCGCATCGACGCGCTCGTCAAGGTTCCGCTCACGGCCAACCAAAAGGCTGCGCTCGCGGACTTCATCTACAACATCGGCGCTCCGCAGTTTGCCGCATCGACGCTGCTGCGGCTGCTCAACGCGGGCAACTACGCCGGCGCGGGCAACCAGTTCGAACGCTGGAACCTTGCCGCCGGCCGCGTGCTCCCGGGCCTCGTCAGGCGCCGCCGTGCCGAGCGTGATCTGTTCCTCAAGCCTGACGCCTGATTCTCAACCATCCATGACAAAGCCGCCTCGAGCGGCTTTTTTTACGCCTATGCCAATCGCACACGAGCACGAGCAGAAGCAGACGCTGCACATCGACATCTACTACCCGGACCATCCGCCGCGCGCCGAGTCCGCGCTGTTCCGCAAGACGAAGCATCACCTGGTCACGGTGCTCGACACGCCGTGCTGGGTGTGTGGCACGAAAGAGCATCGCGAGGTGCACCACTGGCACGCCGAGTGGGCCGACAGCGAGGGTATCGACTGGAGCAAGATGCGCGCGTTGCATCCGACCTTCGACTGGTCGACCTTCAAGGAGCCGAGCGACTTCATCGACTCCGAATACAACATGCGGATCCTGTGCGCGAAGCATCACCGCGGCATCAACCACGGCATCCACATGGTCCCGCTGCCGATGTGGGAGATGCAGCGCATCCAGCGCGACGACTTTGTTTTCAGCGAGGACGAAGCGAAATGAAGCTAATGGATCTCATCACCACCGACGACGGCAAGACGCTGGAGCCGGCGTACTTCTGGACAGCGGTCGTCATCATCATCGGCCTCGGGCTGGAAGTGTTCAGCGTCGTGGCGGCCAAGCCGTTCGACTTCCAGGCATACGGCATCGGTGCGGTCGGGCTGCTCACCGGGCTGGGCCTCTCCGCCAAATTCGGCAAGTGAGGCAAACGTGATTGCACTCGTATCAATCGTCCGCTTCGTCGCGGCCCACTGGCGCGCGACCGTCGCCGCGCTTCTCGCCGTCGCGCTCTTCGCGGTCGGATGGCACTACGGCGCAGCGCGCGTAACGGCGGAATGGCGCGCGGAGAAGACAGCGGCTGCGCAGGAACAAGCGAAGGCGGCCTCGGCCGCGCTCGACAAGCAACAGGCGACTGAGGCGAAGGTCGCCACCATTGACCAGCAATTCAACGATGAGGTGTCGAAACATGCGAACGACGTTCTTGCTTACCGTGCTCAGCTCGCTACTGGTGCTGAGCGGCTGTCAGTCCACGTTGCCGCGTGCGTGCCCGCCGCTGACGAAGGCACCAGCGCCGCCGGCGGCGTTGATGACGGACCCGCCACAGCAAACCTCGCTCCAGCGGCTGCAGACGGCGTTGCAGAAGTAGCGGGCGACGATCAGCGCGAGATCGACAAGCTGCGCGGGCTGGAAGCCTACGTGCGCGCGATGCAGGATCAAGGCTACATCGAGCGCGGTGATGGGTTGGGTGAGGGCGCGTCTAGTGCACCGCAGGGTGCGTCGAGCCCGGCTCAGTCCTCGCGGTCGTAGAGGTCGTACCCGCGCGTCGGGCGGTCGACGAGCTTGTCGACGACCGCTTTCTGCCGCGCGGTTGGCGGATCCGTTATGCACGGCTCGGCGTCTAGCTCGCGCTCAAAGCAGGCCCATACGGAGCCAGCCACAAGCCCTTCGCCATGCTTGCCGATCATGCGCCGCACTTGGTCGGCCCGGGAGACCGTCGCACGAAGGCGGTGGATCTCCCAGAGCAGTTCGAGCACGACCGGATCTGGGTGCTGGTCCCAGATCTCTGCGAGGCGCGCGGCGGTCAGTGGCGGGCGGTGAGGCATGCTAGTTCATTACTGTATATATTCACAGTAGTCTAGCGCGATCCCGGCGCCGTAATCGCCGCGAGTTATGCGGCGAATGTGGCAGCTATTCGCCGCATTGCCCGTCAGGCGCTGGGGCCGGGAAGTTCAGCGTTGTCGCCAGCATTGCCCGCCGCATTTGCGCCGCGATTCGGATCTGGTGCTGCATTTTCACCTGCAGCCGCGCTGTTGGCGTCATCCTGCGCACCAGCCGGGGCAGGGTTCGGTGCCGGCGCTAAGCTTGCTGCAGCCGCTGCCCATGCGCCTCCATCGGCCGGGGGCATCCCATGGAGTTGTTCGAATAAAAGGTCGGATAGCAGACCGTGGAGCAGCCGGAGGTCACCGCCTGTCGCGTCTGCGAATTGAAGGCCGCTGACGTAGCGCACGCGCTCACGCTTGATCAGCTCAGGGAGTATTACGGACCCCGGAAGCCAGCCACCCGCCTTGATGCAGAGAATGAAATAGCATGCGGCCCGGGCAGTGCGGCCATTTCCGTTGATGAACGGATGGATCCAATTGAACCGCCAGAGGGCGAATGCAGCCAGCGCCACTGGGTCGGCCGATTCTAAGTTCCGATTTACCCAATTGACGAAGTCATCCATCAACGCCTGGACGCGGTATTCCGCAGGCGGCGTGTGATTCCCAACATAGACTTGGCACGGTCGGAACTCACCCGCGTACGCATGGAGGCATGCGATAGCGTGATAGTTGAGTGCTTTGATGACTTGCGTTGATAGGAATGGGCGCCCGAGGGCTATAGATGCCTCCACCGCCGACTTAAGAAAGTCGTACTGGCGGGCGCCGTTTTCCATTGTGAGAGTCTGGTAGATCGGATGATTTTCGTTCTCTCCTACCAGCTCAAAGACAATCATGCAGGGGTCCCGATGACTTTACGAACCTGCTCGCGAGTGATGCCGCTGTCCGGCTTCATGGAGCCAAAGACAAACGAGACGCGCTGCTCCGCAAGCTCTGCTTGCGATTGCTTTTTTCCTGCGGCTGCACTCAGCCCGACCAACAAATCGTGGCTGGTCTTCAGTTTCAGAAATTTATCTTCCAT